GTTCTTCATCAGGCGTTGCAGTCTTAAAGATATTAGATGGATATGACTGAGCAGGTACTTGGTTTTGCATTATGGGCAATCAATATATTGACCAGTGCCAATCTTCGTGGCACCAATTGTGGATAGAGAATTGGTGTCTAGACATGCTAGAGATGGTAACAACTTGGCACCATAACCATTTCCACCAATAATATCTATAGAAGGAAACTTTGTAAAGGTTCTCTCTCTGTCAAGTATTCTAGCACCAATTACAAATCCATCATCATTAATCACTGCTTCCGCTACACCCAACTCGCCATCAACATACATCTCGGGTGGTTCAGTGTATCCATTTCCAGGTCTCAAAATACTAAAAGAATCAATGATACAACGAACTCCATTATCTTCTGCTAGGTTCTTCTTATAACCAAAACCACCCGCTTTAACACGGATTTCTGTTAATAAACCATTTTTATCAAGTAGTGCTGTTGCTACAGCACCAGTTCCAGATCCACCAATAAAGATATATGGTGGTTCTGCCCATGGATCTCCTGGTTTATCTACGGGAATTTCAATAATACTTCCATTGTCATCGGTAATGATCTTTTCGGGGACAATAGTTGGTGGTTCAAATTCAATAAAATCATTTTCAGGATCATCACCAACACTCTCGTCAAAGTCATCAATAACTTGATTGTCTGCGTCAGATGCCGTAATTACAACATCCACAAAAATGCCCTTACCATTTAAAGTAAAGCGCAGTGTTTCCACTTCTTCTACAACACCATCATCTTCAATTCCAACAGTTACTTTTGCTTGACCGCCATTAATAACAACAGACCCGTTCAACGATCCACCCAAAATATCACCACTAGTAATTCCATTGCCACTCATTGTATAGTAAACAATAGTTCCATTGACAACATTTTTTGTTTCAATCGAGTAAATGATAAATTCTCCTTCTGGACAAGAAGTTCTATTTGCTGTTAATTTATATACAGGAGTTGTATCCTCATCGCCAATAGTAGTAATATCACCACCAGGAGTTTGTGGGAAGTTTACATCCTCATCTGGAACATCAGTAATTGGATTTAATGGGTTTGATGGGAACGTAGTAGCAGGATCTCCAGGTTCAGTTACATTCTGTTCGGTGATTGTACACTTACCAACATTATTTTTGAAGTTTTGAGATATCTTACTTCCTGGTCCAGGAGTATTCTTATTCAAGTAAACGTAGAAGTATTCTTCTGGTTCTGCTTCACTGTTGTATAGTGTTTGAATGGAAATTTCCTTTGCACTTTCATTAGGAGCAAATCCAAGAATACCATCAACTTTAAGATAGTCAACTCCTTCTGTCGCTGTTCCTTGATTTTTTAATGTCTTGTAAGTAACAGAAGATGCCTGTTCCAGATATCCAGATCTTGTCACTACAAATGTAGCAATATCGCCTTCTTTTACTTCAACGTTAGAAATATTATATACGATTTTCTTTTGTTTAGTTACAGAACTTCCACCAGTTGCTGGAACACCACCCGTAAATCCTACGGTTGTTGCTGTCAATGAAGAACCAGTATATGCTTCTTCGCAAACATACTGCGTATAATCAGCTGGAGTATCACCAAACAAATTATCAATATCGTCAAGTAAATTATCTAAGAAGTCTTTATCTTTTTCATCTTTCTTTTTCTCTCCATTTGTGCAAGTTGCTTTCCACTTTGCACATGTCGTGTCTGGTCCAGAGCAGGTAATTCCTAGAAGTGTCAGAACATAATTAACTGCTCCACCAATAATATTCAATGGTGCCGCAATAGCACCCAAAATTTCTTGCAATGGACCAAGAACGCTATCAAATAACTCATTTAGTAGTTGTTGAATTTTAGAAATAATACCATTTACCAATTCATCGATGTGACAAACTGCCGCACGATAAATCTCGCCAATGTAACTCATCAATACATTAGTCAACCAATCAATCAGACGTTGCCCCAAATCTTCCATGGAACAATTGAGGTTTGCTAATAGATTATTAAACCACTCGGTTACAGGAGTTAATGCATTTCCAGTCTTATTAGGATGCAATACTGCCTTGATCAAATCTTTGACAGCATTTTCCATCTTCTTTTTAATCCACCCCTTAACTCTCGCTAAGAACTCAGTTACGACGCGGATTGCTTTGTTAATGTAATTTCTACCATGCGTGATAGCACTATTAAGTCCACCTGTCACTTTATTGACATAAAAAGTGCCAATCTGTCCACCGTTATTTTGGATGTCTGCAAGCATTTGGCTCAGAATATTTGTCATCTGAGTTTTTACATCAACATCCTTGCATTTTTCAGCAACAGTTTGACACCATTCTTCGTCTTTAATTGCCTGAATTTTTTTGGGAGGAATGGGAACAGATGGTTCTCCATCTCCTCTTTTTTTACCATCTGGCAAAGCACCCGTTACTGTTTGTGTTCCTGTCTTGTCAGAACTAGGATCTCCATCAGTAGCAGGATTGGGTGCTAAATTACCAGATTCTGGTCCAGAAGTTAATGGCGGTGTTTGTGGTGTTTTCTGGGGAAGAACACTTGTTGCACCTGGCGTTTGTCCAATAGAACCCATAACAATAGGTTTCTGCTTGTCAACATCCATATAAAATCCAATCACCCAACAACCTTTCACAAGACTGTGGTGACCACCACCAATGTTACCTGGCATAAAAGGAACATTGCAAGGCATCATTATTTGTGCCCATGGCAATTTATCGGTATCAAGGATCGTCTTATCTCTAGGATGATCCCCAATAATCCTTACTTTGCAACGATAACCCCCTTTGTTATTTTCTTCTTCAGAGGCTAGTCCTTCTACTTGTCCGATCCACCACACAAATCCATCGTTTCCAATGCGTTGTGTTGGGATCAAATGTGCCAGTAACTGATCCATATCAATTAATAATAATAGATGAGACATTCTGGTTCCGATGGGTTTGCATCACAGTACAGTTCCAAAGGAGTAGGATCGTGATGATCACCTGCTTCAATGTCTGCTTTATGGTGTTCTGCGTATGCTTCTAATTCTTCTAGTTCGCCTTCGATGTGGCGACGACGTTGAGGTGATAGTTGGGGATTAGCAAGCTCTTCCTTGTCTGCCTCAATATGCTTTTCGATACTTTCCATAAAAGTTACCTCCTGGTTTATTTATTGCCATGATTTGAAGGTTGACCTTTCATTCCATAGGAATCTCTCATCAACCTTAATGTAGTGAAGAATTCTCCATTTTTACCTGCTGTTCTGTCATAACTATGAGTTACTTCTTCAATCAGGTAAACGCCACTACTCTCTGTATCCCAAGGTTCTGTTTTAGTTTGTTCATTTGGAACCTTGTTCTTTAGTCTAATGTCAATTTTGTCTCCTGCACAAATGTCAGAGTTTCCAGGTATAATAATACTACACGATTGATTTCTTAAAGTTTGATATCTAGCAAATGATTGAACAAGAAAGTCTTTATCAAAGTCTGCGTAAGAACTCGCTGTTGATTTTCCAGAGTTATTCTGATCTTGCTCTTCATGAGATCCTGGTCCAGGTTCATTATGCCAAGTTTCGTGATCAATCAATGTAGAAATAACTCTCGTTGGATTTGTAGAAAGATTGATATTACTAGCACTAACTTCTTTTAATCCATCTTGAGCACCTAGATGTGACATCTTATCATAACTATCCCCAATTTTGTAGATATATTCAGAATATTCACCTGTAGAATAGTTAAAGAAAATAATCCTAGAAGAATATTTACCCAATCTCAATGATTGCATTAAATCTAATTCTGTTGTAAATCTAGCACTGGCAATCGTAAATCTATTATCAGCACCATCTTCTTGGTTAACTAACTTCTCAACATATGGACCCCAAGTTCCAACTTTGTAATTTTCAGACCTTAAGGGACTTTTTTCATCTGCACACATGCTATCTACAGAGAAAAAGTTAAATCCTCTTTTATTTTCCCAAAATAAAAATCCCGCACTACCTGTAGATTTTTTTGCAATTTCTTCGTTACCCTCAGATGAAGGTTTTGTATTTTTCACTTTATTGGTAGATGCTCCACCTGCTTTAGAAGAAATT